AAACTGAAGTAGATGGAGAAATAACAGACTGAGGGTTAAGTACCTCTTCAATTGTTTTACCACCTGTATAAGCTATAGCAGCTTCATGTATACGTTTAATTTCAGTTTCTAACTCTTCTTTTTCAGTTTTGTTTTTGTTTAACAATTCTGCTTCTTTTTCATTGATACGGTCAAGTTTTCTTTGTAAAGATACTAAATCTCTTGACATGCTTTTAATAGCATTTACTTTAAAATTACTTAAATCACTCATTTTTTCTTACTTTTTATTTATTTTTAATTATAATACTCATCCATAGCTGTAAATACTAAAGCTAAGTCATTTGGTATTGTTTTTGATTCAAACATTTCTTCAGGAGTCTTAGCAGGTATTTCTATACCATTAATAAGAGCTTTCCTTGTATAAAATTGAAATACTGGCTCATTGTTTTTATCAAAACTAGGGGCACAATATAAACACATTGATACTACTTCAATTGGATTATAATGAGCTTCTACCATTTGTCCAACTAACTTACATTTTTTACCAACAATAGTTTTATCATTGATAATATCATCATCATGTAGCATCATTACTACTTTTAAATCTACTCTAGCTTGTTCAGCAGCTTCAATAATACTATGAAAATGTTGAGCATACTCAGTAAACTTAGTATATCCAACTTCTTTTGCTCTCTTCATAAATTCTTTTTCCATTATGAATCTAGCATCATCAATAATGATAGTTTTAACACCTGGAGCTTGAGAGCTAACCATCTGAATAAATGGTACTACTTTATCCCAAGTATCAATACTAACCATATTTTTATTAGCCTCAGAATACAATGTTCTTGACCCTCTAAAAGGTAAATCCTTTTTTAAAGTATTAATAATGATTGTTTCTTTTGGATTTAAGTTTTTAGTACTCCTACTCTTTCCTGACCCTGTTGGTCCTAGCACAATTAAAATCTTTCCCATTAATTTAATAAATTGTTTAACATTACTTTTCTGGTTTTATGTAATGTTGATTGTAAAAACTTAGGAGTGTATTTATCAGCTCCATATAACATCATCATCAGATTATTTCTTAGAATAATCTCTCCACTTCTAATTCTATCTAGCATTTTAAAGCTAGATTTTAATAACTCAGATTCATTAGGTAAAGGTAATTCACTAAAGAAATTAACACCTCCATCAAAGAATAAGGGACATACTGTTCCACCTCCTCCTTCTCTACCAGCAATAAGTTCCATGAATCTTATATTATCTCTAAATTTAGTTATATCATAATTTTCATAGCTTTGTATGCCATGTCTAAAAGGACTAAATAAACCAATAATTACATCAGCATCTCTGGCTATTACTTTAGCATCACCATAACCATCTAAAGTGGGTTGTAACTTTCCTAACTTTCTATTCTCATTACCTTCTTGAGCAGCAGCTTGTTGTATAACTATAATCATAATATATCTATACTTATTTCTTAAAGTAATAGAATATTCAGAAGAGAATTTTACAATAGCATCCCTTAATGTACCATTTTTTTCAGGGCTTAATAAAGCAATATGGTCTATAACACATTCAACATATTCATCAGGGTCATTTGCTTCATAATAATCATCAATTTCTTGTTGAGATTCAACTTCTCCTGTATTATTATTAATAAAAGGGACTATTTTAGTATGCTGCACACCGTTAGACTGAGCATATTGTTTCATGAATTTATAAATCCCAAAAGGATTTTTAATATTATCAATAAATACAACAGTCTCTTCAAAGAATTGAAAATATTGCTTATAAGTATCAGAAGCTAATATATCAAGAATATCTTGAGATAAAGGGTTTCTAATATCAGCACTTCTTAAATCTTTTGGTGTAATTCTTATATTACCTCTTGAAAGCATAAATAATAAGTGACACATAAATTGCTGATACTTTTGTTCTTTACTCATTTCAAGAGTAAAATAAAATATCTTTAATCTAATTTTTTCTTTATTTTTTAATGCATAAAAATAAGGAGTATAAAGAAATAAATAATCAGATAATTGTGTCTTACCTACTTTAGTACTTGCTGTAACATGATAGGTTGTTTTCTGCTCAATTCCAGGCAATTCTGTAGAGAATCTATGTAAACTAAAAGGTATTGAATTAACTTTACCTTCTTCTAATCTATTCTTTCTTGTTATTAAATCATCTATAACTCTATTATATAATTCCATTATAATAGTTCATCAATTCTAATTAAAAAACTAACTATATCACTTTCAGTTAATCCTTCTTCTTCATATTTTTCTTCTGCTTCATTCATGATATTATCAATATCCTCTTTAAGCAAAGGGAAGTCACTAATTAGCTTTTTAGCATGTTCTCTTAATCTTTTCATCATCTTCATTTTTTACTTTAATTTACTAGTCCAATTTTGGTCTAATCTATTCTCAACAGCACCAGCATTCTCAATATAATTCATCAACTCACTTACTTCATCACCTTTATCAGGACTTTTTTTCCAAATAAAGTATTTAAGTAATTGCATATAAGTTATATCATTCTTAAAAGACTGCATATATCTTGTAGTTGCATCTACTAATTGTTCATCTGTATAGTTACTACCATATTTTTTAAAAAAAGATTGTAGTTTCTTTACAATATCAGGAACATTACCTCTCCAGTAATAATTAGTTCCTTGCTTCTTACCTTCAGGATAAATGACTTGTAATTTAACAGCAAGTGCTTTTAATCTATCTAAGGCAGGTACATCTTTATCAGACTCTAATGTAAGGTCCTCTAATACTGCTACTCCTTTATCCATTATAAAAAGTTCATTAGTAGGTTTAGTCATAAAATACTTTCTACTAACATATCCTTTCTCTAATAAAATAGGAACAGTTTTATCCAAATCTACATGGTAATATAAAGCTAGTAATACAACAGCTTCTTGGAAGCTAACATTATGTTTCTCTAATATATTAGAGGTTATATTAATACCATTACTCATTTTTTTCCTCCAATTTTTTTCTTAATTTATTAGCAATAAATAATCTTTTAAACTTAGGTCTAATTAGGACATCTCCTATAAATTTTACCTTAGCTTCATCTTTAATATTATCTAATTTAGCAATTTTTTCAATATTTATTAATTTACTCTGTACAGAATTACTATTATATGCTTCCATAATAATAGTTGCTGCTTCAATTCCATAAGAAAGGATAACATTTATATTAATATTATCCTTTCTAGGAATATTCTCTTTAACTGAATTCATAATAAAACTTTTTTAAGATTATAAAATATCTATTTCCTCTGCACTTGTAACTATGTTAATATATTCAGGGTCTATATCCTTGATTATATTTTGCATGTACTCTTCATCTCTGGTATCTTTATAATAAAATACTAATAAAATTGGCTCATCTGCTCTTAAAGTTCTACCACTTTTTTGTGTAAATGGTCTTTCTACTCCATCTAATTGAATAATTACTCCTGCTTCAATACCTGAAAGATTTTGACCCTCTTGCAACATTCCTACTGCAAAGATACTATTTATTTTCCTTTTATCAAAATTATCAATAACTTCAGCTGGTGTACTATCTTTCATTTTAGAATGTATAGCATTCTTTTTACCTAATAATTCAGCTTGTACAATACTACCACAAAAACAAATAAATCTCTTTTTCTTAAGTAACTTAATAAAAGGTTTTACTTTATTTGTCTTAGAATCAGCTAGAAATCTCTTTCTCTCAGACCCTATTAACATCCATTTTACCTTAGCAAATTCTTGTCTTGTTCTCATATAAAGATTCTTGTAATAAATGAATTGAGCATTTAAATGAAAATTCTTTTCATATTGAGTACAGGAAATTACTAATTTTACATTAGGATATGTATCTTTTTTATGCGTTAAATATTGCCATCTATCACCATAATTACAGTAAATAGTAACTCTATCTTTTACTTTACCCCATGATTCTTCTACAATACAGTCTCTAATAACTTTTTCAAGTGTGAGAGGTATAAGAAAAATTCTAGGTTTAGGGAGTATACCCCATAGAATAGCTTGTTTTAAAGATATTTTAAATTCTTTAAACTTACCATAGATTCCTTCAATATAGTACTTATTTTCCACTCCTAATGTAGCAGTTAATAACACTATTTTATTAGCCTTAATAGTAGATAAATAATCTAATCTTATCTCTGAAGCAGCATGATGCCCCTCATCTAAACATAATAAATCAATATTATCATTAACATTGTTTTTAAGAGAAGCATAGCAGAATATCTTAGTTTTTTTAAGTAATTCTTCTTTACCATGTTTTTTATATTCATCTTCCCAATTTTTAATGTGAGCTATTTCTGCTACTACAATCCAAGTAATCTTTGCTTTAAGATATTCTTGTATTTTAATAAAAGCATAACTTTTACCACAACCAGTTGCCCATGATAATAATAATCTGTCATTAGTACTTATTAGGCTAATAGATTCACTTTGTATGTCATCTTTAGTCATCTTTTACTTCTTCTCTCTATTTTTTAAAATCTCTAAAGCAGCTTCAATACCTTTTAATAAAGCAGCATCATAATCTTTTCCATGTGGAATAAATGTAGCCATTATATTAAAACTAGCATAAGTCCTATTATAACTATTAATATCAAATAATTCTGCCCAATATAATCTTTCTTCTCTTCTAGTTGAATAAGTAATGTCTATTCTAATATGAATATTTTGAATATCTCTTAACCAAGCTTGTATATCTGTCATAAAATTATGACAATTACTAACAGGACATCCTAGTTTAATATATTCTTGTAGTATATCCATTTTAAATACCTTTAGAGGAAAGAAGTTTATAAATACCACTTACTGTCTTACCCTCAAATAGACCTTCATGATTAGCCTTAAAATAAGCCATACATACTCCTATTGAAG